CTCAATCTTTTCAGAAGCATACAGCGTGTTTAACTGCTCAACAAAAGCATTTAAATCATGACGCTCATCAGGCGGTAGCTTGCTGATTTCTTCCAAAGCCAACGTGTAGTTGTCAATGTTAATCTGGTAGTGCATGACCTCTGCTTCACGGGCTTCAAGAGACATCGTCAAGATTTCTTCACGGGTCTTTGGGGTTTCAACTGTTTTATCTGTTTTATCTGTCATTTTGATTTCCTTTAAGTTAAGTGGTAATTTGTCCGAATGCTACGCCTTGTCCGTTACCCGTTGGCAGTGTGGCAGGATTAGCGTATTTAGTTCCAAATCCTGAACCCGACCAAGGATAAGCTGAAACGAATGGTGTTGTTTCGTGAGCTACAGCTATATTTAATCCATCACGGCTAAAAGCCACACTTGTTCCCAAACCCGTTGGTAACGTAGCAGGATTAGCATATTTAGTTCCAAAGCCACTGCCTGACCAAGGGTAAGCTAAAACGTTTGGTGTTGCATCACTTGCCACAGCTATTGCAGAACTGTCAGGGCTGAAGGCTACGCCATTACCGCCACCTGTGGGCAACGTAGCCGGGTTAGAATATTTAGTGCCGAATGCAGAGCCTGACCAAGGATAGGCTGAAATGTATGGGGATGTAGCGTGACCTAATGCAATACTAGCTCCATCAGGACTAAAAGCTACACCAAGTCCACTATCAGGAGGTAACGTAGCTGGATCGGAATATTTAGTACCAAAGCCTGAACTTGACCAAGGATAAACTAATATAAATGGTGTTTGATTACCAGCTACCGCTATTGCGGAACCATCAGGACTAAACGCTACACCATTTGCAGTATTAGTAGGAAGTGTTGCGGGGTTAGTGTACTTAGTGCCAAACCCACTAGCAGACCAAGGATAGGCCGATATACAAGGGGTAGTATCGTGCGCTACTGCAATTGCAGAACTGTCAGGACTAAATGCTACACCATTTGCAGTACTCGCAGGCAACGTAGCAGGGTTAGTATATTTAGTTCCAAAGCCTGAAGCACTCCACGGGTAAGCAGATATAAAAGGTGTTGTAGCGTGTGCTACTGCAATATAAGAACCATTAGGACTGAAAGCTACATCCCTTCCAGTGCTAGCAGGCAACGTAACTGGGTTGGTAAATTTAACCCCAAACCCACTACCATACCAAGGGTAGGCAGTGATGAATGGAGTTGTAGTGTGAGCTACAGCTACAAACTGTTGAGTCTGTGTGGTGCTAAATTGTGTAAAGGCTATGCCGTTTCCCTGACCAGCGGGTAATGTAGTCGGGTTAGTATACTTAGCACCAAACCCCGAACTACTCCAAGGGTAGGCTGAAACAAATGGTGATATACGGTGAGCTACTGCTATAACTGAACCATCAGGACTGAAAGCTACGCCGTTTCCATCACTCGCAGGCAAAGTTGCTGGATTAGAGTATTTAGTACCAAAGCCTGAACTCCAAGGGTAAGCGGTAATAAATGGTGATGTAGTGTGAGCTACGGCAATAGCTGCTCCGTCAGGACTGAAAGCTACACTTTTTCCAATTCCCGTAGGTAATGTAGCTGGGTTAGTATATTTAGTACCAAACCCTGAACCACTCCAAGGATAAGCGGTAATATAGGGTGTTACATCGTGAGCTACAGCTATATTTAAACCATCAGGGCTAAAAGCTACCCCTCGGCCACCAGTCGTTGGTAATGTAGCGGGATTAGCGTATTTAGTTCCAAATCCTGAACCTGACCAAGGATAAACTGATATACATGGTGATGTAAGGTGGGCTACAGCTATTGCTAAACCATCAGGACTAAAAACTACGCCACGAGCGTCTGTTCCCGGTAAGGTAGCAGGGTCAGAATATTTAGTTCCAAACCCGCTACCCGACCAAGGGTAAACAGATATGAATGGTGTTATTTGATGGGCTACTGCAATATTTAAACCATCAAGACTAAAAGCTACGCCTTGTCCCTCACCTGTGGGTAACGTAGCTGGATTAGCATACTTAGTTCCGAAGCCAGAACCACTCCAAGGATAAGCAGATATAAATGGTGTACTAGTGTGAGATACAGCTATTGCTGAACCATCAGGGCTAAATGTTACGCCATTCCCAACGCCCGTTGGCAAGGTAGTTGGGTTGGTAAATTTAGCCCCATAACCTAATGCGCTACTCCAAGGGTATGCAGTAATAAATAGTGATGTAGAGTGAGCTACAGCCACAAACTGAGAGTACTTTGCATCGCCAACTGTGCCCCATGCTACGCCGTTTCCAGTGCTACTAAGTAACGAAGTTGGATTAGCATACTTACTTCCGAATCCACTTCCCGACCAAGGGTAAGCAGTAATGAATGGCGTTGTAGTGTGCGCTATTGCAATATTTAAACCATCAGGACTAAAAGCTACGCCCTGTCCCCCATCTGTAGGTAATGTAGCTGGATTGGCATATTTAGTACCAAACCCTGAACCTGACCACGGATATGCAGTTACAAACGGTGTTGTGTCGTGAGCTACTGCAATAGCAGAACCGTCAGGACTGAAGGCTACGTCATTTCCATTACCAGTAGGTAAAGTGGCTGGATTTGAAAATCTAGTACCAAAGCCAGAACCTGACCAAGGGTAAGCTGATACAAAGGTTGGTGTACCATCACCTATTGCAATACTAGCACTATCAGGGCTAAAAGCCACACTAAATCCAATACTCGTAGGCAACGTAGCGGGGTTAGTGTACTTAGTTCCAAACCCCGAACTTGACCAAGGGTAAGCGGTAACAAATGGCGTATCTCCATGAGCTACAGCTATTGCAGAGCCATTTGGACTAAAAGCTACGTTACGCCCAGCGTTTGCAGGCAATGTAGCTGGATTAGAATATTTAGTGCCAAACGCAGAACCAGTCCAAGGATATGCAGTAATAAATGGCGATACGGCGTGGGCTACGGCAATTGCAGAACCGTCAGGGCTAAAAGCTACGCCAATTCCATTGCCCGTAGGTAATGTAGCTGGGTCAGCATACTTGGTTCCAAAACCAGAAGAAGACCAAGGATAAACCGATACAAATGGTGTTGTATCGTGAGCTACTGCTATGGCAGAACTGTTTGGGCTAAAGGCTGTAAATATTGCACTACCAGTAGGTAGTGTAGAAGGATTACTGTAAGTCCCCCTAAACCCATTTGCGCCCCATGAGTAAACAGTGATATAAGGCGAATTGTTGTGCGCTACCGCCAATACTTTAGGTGTAGTTGAACTAACCTGTGAACTACTGCTTGAAAACATAATAGCCCTTAGACGGTGTAATTCTGACCAGCAACACTACCCAGCCAGCTTGTGCCACTAATGGCTGTAAACACAAACTTGTCAGCACGCAATGCAGTAGCCGTCAGAGTTGGTGCAGTTGCACTAGGCCAATCAACCGTGGAAGGCCATGTCACTGTGCGAGAGCCTGTAGCATCTTGTAGGTGTATCAAGGTAAAACTTTTACCCGCTACTGGTGTTGGGAATGTATATACGCAATTGCCCGTCAAGGTAATAATTTGCACTGTACCGTTAGCCAAGTCCAGCGTGATAGCCGTTGAGCTGTTGCCAGTAAATACTTCCTCTGTATAGCCGTTGGTAAACGTGCCAGCTTCAATGGTTTTGTTTGTCAGTGTTTCTGTGCCTGTATACGTTGCAATACTAGCGGCAGCCAAAGTGGTTTGACCTGTACCACCATTAGCGATAGGTAAAGTGCCTGTTACACCAGTAGATAAAGGCAAACCAGTAGCATTGGTAAGAGTAGCACTTGCTGGTGTTCCCAATACGGGAGCAACAAGAGTCAATGCTGTTCCATTAGATGTAGCACCAGTAATACCTGCAAATGCACCCGCATTGTTGAATTGAACTTCAGTAGTAGAGCCGCCTGGTGCGCCACCACCACCAGAAGCGGCAATAGTTTGATTGGGCCATGTACCCGTAACAGTTACGTTTGTTCCCGCAACAATACTAGGTGTTGCTGTACCCGTTCCACCATTGGCAACGGGAAGTTGTCCCGTAACACCTGTAGACAAAGGAAGACCTGTCGCATTGGTCAATGTTGCACTTGTTGGTGTTCCAAGGATAGGAGTCACCAAAGTAGGTGAAGTAGCAAATACATTTGCACCGCTACCAGTTTCATCTGTCAAAGCAGAAGATAAGTCTGAAGAACTAAATGAACCCAAAGATGTTGCATTGCCAACTGAAGTGACTGCACCTGTTAGGTTTGCGTTTGTTGTGACTGTTGCTGCATTGCCTGTTGTATTTTGATTAAGTGTTGGAAAAGAAGTTAAATTTGCCGCAGAGCCGTTAGGTGCAAGTACGTCTGTGCCAATTACCAAACCTAAGTTAGTTCTAGCATTAGCCGCAGTGGAAGCACCCGTTCCACCATCGGCTACTAAAATGTCTGTGATTCCTGTTACAGAACCGCCTGTAATTGTTACGTTAGAAGCCGCTTGTGTTGCAATAGTGCCTAAACCTAAATTAGTTCTAGCATCAGCCGCTGTAGATGCACCCGTACCGCCATCAGCAACAGCTAGATCGGTAATGCCTGTGATCGTACCGCCTGTAATTGCGGCAGCAGAGTTATCTGTCTTAGTCGCAACAGCAGTAGCAATATTATTGTATTCAGTGTCAATTTCAGTGCCTTTAACAATCTTTAAAGGATTGCCAGGCGACAAGTTGTCTTTAGTCGCAAAGTTAGTGGTCTTAGTGTAATTACTCATGGTTTACCTCTTAGCCTAATTTGCCATCTTTGGCTTGAATTTCAATCTTTTGCAAAGATAACTGTATGCCGTTAATGGTTGTTTCATAACCAGTTTGGACAATTTTACCCGCACCAGATGCGTTTGCTCTCAATGTCTTAATTGGGATGCCACTTGTATATTCAGCAATGTTGTATTCAGCAGTACCATATTCATAACTTGCTTGTGAAGGAATGTAGATATTTTGGGCTTGATAAGCACCAGAATAATCAAATCCCCAATTGATTGTTAAGAACTGGTTTGAGCCACCAATCACAATTGCTGAAATGCTTTTAAGAATAGAAATCTGATTTGCATTTCCAAGGTCAGCATTGTTGGTGTAATAAGCAAATCGGTAAGTAGATGTGTCATCTAAGTAGCCATCATACTTGCCAATATATCCATTTTTACCAATATACAAATCACCATTACGCAAAGATCGCAAAGATGTTGGAGCAATAGAGTCCCATTTAGTAACCCTGAACGATCCATCTGGAAGATTTTGCTTGGTATCAAAGCAATAAACTTGAAAGGTAGCGGGTAAAACAAGCAGATAAAAGGCTTCTTTTTCTGAGTAAACAGACTTCAGATTAGCCAATGTTTCGCCAAGCAATGATTGATTTAAGTCAAAACGCACATTTTTGGAAATGTCTCTCAGGGGTGCAGACTTCTCTTGAATAGTCCTCATCAATGAACGAACACCTGAGTCTGACAAGAAAACAACATCAGAGCCTATGCTTTGTATGGTATCCCTAGCCACACACCCAATAGAGCCTACTGTGTCTGATAAAACTAGAGAAGCGGGAGTAGAAGCATTAGAGTAGACAAGAATCTGTCGTTTACCAAAGATAAAAAAGAAATCATTATGCGCTGCCAAACCCATAACTTCATCAGCACCATTAGGCCAGACCCGTGAAACATCGAGTGAGCCTGAAGTGCCGCCTGACCAAATATGACCCGCAATCAGATCAGAGAAGGTAACAGTTACTTTGTCTGTAGAGGTGTTAGCCACCCACAAACGACCAAACGCTGATATAACAATGTTTGCAGATGGAACTGATCCTGCATAACCTGACTTCTCAGAGACTCTTCTGAATGTTGTTGTACTAACAGCAGGGTCATAGATCAGAGGATCGTGACCAGTTTGGAAGAAATAAGCAATGCCATTCAAAGATGCACATTGCCAGTTAGATGCCGTGATAGTAGGAGCAGTACCGCCACCACCATAGGTCAACTCAGTTACCGCATTAGCAGTACCAAGTTTAAATAGCTTGTTGTTGCCAGCAAAAAGAACAGTCAAAGTTCCATCATTTTGGACTAACTCATGGATAACACCAACATCGTTAGCACCCAAAGTACCAGAAGAGGAGTTAACCCTTGTCCAACCTTTTCTAGCACCAATACGACCATACTGATCCAAGATGCAATTAGTTGCAACCAAAGCAAATCCAACACCTAAATCAAGTGGTGATTCTTCAGTATTCAGACCAGAAAAACCTGGTGCTGAGAGACTGTAACTTTGGAGTTGAGCTGCCATTAGACCGCCACAAAGTTGTCTTCAGGATAACGAGTGCTTTCCAATGCAATAGCGTCAGATAGCATTCCTCTAAACAAGGCATAAGCCTCGGAAGAGTTTGTTCCACCATCCTCACCACGCTCAATCAGACCACGGGCATAAGCACTTTGAGCAACCAAATAGTCCAATACCTTTACTGAAGTGCCATCAGCAGACAAATTAGCCTGTGGAATAGTCAAATCAAACTTCAAGGTATACACGCCATCAGGAACGGGAAATAAGTCAATTTTTGTGTCTCCACTACCATCTACCCCGTTAAAGCAAAACTCTGAAGGAATAGACTGAGAAGGTGTACCAAAGTTAAGTTTGCGGTTCATGTCCGCAACAGTAGTGTTATCTAAAGTAATAACACTTGTAGTATTGATAGCATCATTGACACGAAACTTCTGACCCGCACCTGTCAAAGAGTATGAACTTGTGGCAGCAGTAGTAGTAACTGTAATTGTTTGTCCTAAGACATTCCATGAATAACTATCTTCAATCTGACGTTTTGCATCATTGACAAACTTGCCAATTAAAGAAGAATAGGTTGTTTCGCCAACAGTAGATACTGTGCTTTCACGCAAGCGAACTAACACATCGTTAACAAGTTCTAAGTAGGTCATGTTCGTTGTGCTCCCTGAACCTCAAATGTTGCAATAAAGCTAAATGTGCTACCCGATTGGGTTG